AACGAGATGCCCCCCCGCAAATTCCCCACGCATGAAAAAGCCCAACCTTTTCAGATTGGGCTAAGTCATTGAATTATATGGTCGGGACGGAGAGATTCGAACACTCGACCCCTAGCACCCCATGCAAGCGGACTGCTCTACAGCCCGCCAAACCAGAGGCTTCGCGCCGGGCGCTCGCTGCAACGATGCCCAACCGTGCGCAACCGTGTTTTACAAAGTCACTCGGAAAGTCACTGAGCCTTTTTGGCACCATCCCCGGCGTTCTGCCGATCTAACAATTCCCCTGCTACTCTGGTTTCTTCCACGGAGGAAACCAAAATGCCGAACTCAGATCTACTCCCTTCCCTGCTCGTCAAGATCAACGAAAATCAACTCGCGCTCGAAGCCGCCATAATGGAACTCACCCTTTGGGTCGAGCAGCGGGGATCCGCCGATGTCGCCGAAAATGTCCGAAGCTCTCTGGCCGCGCTCGATCGGAATGAAGAATTCATCAGAATGACCTTGGCTGTTTTGATGACGCCCGACTGACAGCTCGTCGCCTCAATCTCGCCCGCTGGCACGGCCTCGATTACTGTATATGCAAACAGTATTCAGTAAGGCGTGCCCGTGGAACCCCTCTATATAGAAGATACAGACGATTGGCTCGGCAACCCGACCCCGCTCGAAACCTGCCGACACCAGCTCAGGATGTACGAGAACGAATTCGAAGCGCTCACTCTCAAGCTTGATCGAGCGTTGGTGAATATCGAAGGCCTGGTCAGAGACAATGACGCGCTCACCCAGGAGAGAAATTCTCTCAGGGCAAAGCTTCAGTACGCCGAGGGGGATTTACTGAGCGAAAAGCGCAGATTTGCGGACGTCGAGCACAACAGGAACCATCTGTTCAATGAAAACCAGCGCCTGCTCAGGGAGATTCGCGACCGCGACGAGGAGGAATGAGCCATATCCTGGCTACGGCACGTCCTTGAAGAAGACGTGGTGACCGAGCTTTAGTGTCTGCTTGGCCTTCGCCGCCCAGGCCGGGGCCTTGATGCTGGTGGCGTAGTAGTGCGTAGCGCCGCCAGTTGGGTCTGGCACCTTGCCGTCGATCACCTGGTCAGCCGCGATCCGGCACTGCGCCAGCTCGCGGAACGGAATCTGCTTCACGCCAATCAGGAACTGGTAGTTCGGGTCAGTCTTGTTCCAACAGCTGAACTGGTACTTCGCTTGGCACACGCCGGCGTAACCCTCACCCCACCACGATTTTTCCCTCCCATCAAACACGCGGTTGCGAATCGTCCAGGCCACGGCGATCTGGCCGGCAGTTCCTTCGCCGCGAGCCTCCCCCCACAGCGTGCGCGCCAGGATGTCTCGATCTTTTTCGGTTGCAGTCATCACTATCTCCAGGCACAAAAAAACCGCCTCATGGGCGGCCGGGTGTTCGTCATTGATCAGTTTGAAGTCGGTAATGGGTATCGCGCTTTGATCGCTGCAACCGATGTCACCCAAGGCGTAAAGTCAGGCTCAAGGCCTTGGCTCAATGCGTCGTAAGCGATCTCCAGACGCACCGGATCAGACTCCGCTTGATAGGCGGCGCGGCGCAGCGCGTAGACCGCGTCAAGTTCGGCCTTGAGCTGATCCGCTTTGCGCTGCTCGGCGGTGATGACTTTGCTGAAATCGATATTCATCGAGGCAGACTCACTTCGCCGTCAGGCGGGTTGGCAATATCAGCAGGGAAACATGCGGCTTCACTGGCGTCCGTGGTGATCGGTAGCGACAGGGTGATGATCAGTTGGCCGCCGACGCGCTCAACCGGCTGAGCGACGCGCGGGCAGCCGACCGCATCCGCAGGCAATGTTGCCCCGTCTGGCAAAGCCGTGAAATCGAACGTTTCGCCATCAATGGTAAGGGCATCCCCGAATTTGGACACCGTCATAACTCCATCCATGCGAATGGGTGAAAGTTTGATGATCATTTATTACTCCCGATTAAAACCATCGACCAACAGCCTGGAGGCGAGAAGCGCGTGCCGTCGCATCGCTGTAAAAGGCCACGCGGACCCAAGAAACATTTGTAGGGGTCGGAGGAGAGTTGAGACCGATCACACCGTTACCAGTGTTGGGCGTTCCCGTCACAACCGGCTCAGACCCGGCAACGAAAGCCGCCGGAAACGTCCACGTCGCAGGAACGCTGGTCCAACTGTTGCCTACAACCGTACCAGCACCGATAGCACCGGTCGTGAGCGTGCACAGCTGAGTGCCATCTGCAAGTCGAACCCAGTTGCCGTTGGCATTGGAGCCGCTCTCGACGACATTCCGACCGGCAAGCTGAAGTCCGACAGGAGCGTTCAGTACGCCTGCATATGAGTAAGTCATGAACGGTCCGCCGGCGGTGTTGCCGGCATTCACTGAGCGCCAGCTGAAACCACCCGTCCCGCCACCCTGATTGCAGGTGAAGGACACGGCGCCCGACATGCCACTGCCATTTCCAGTCTCGTTCCATCCAAGGAAGCCGCCGCCTGCTGAAGGCACCGCGCCGGCGGTAACGCGCAGCGAGTTGAAAGCGGGCGCGTACGAGCCGCCCGCAGAGGGCATTGCGCCGATGCCGGCCAACAGCTCGGAATTGTTGTTCGCGGCGATCCCGGTTCCGCCCTTGCTCAACGGCAGAATGTCGTAGTTTCCGGTTGTGCCGAGGGCGGCCATTTTCGGGCCATAAGCGTTGACCCAGCTTCGCACCTCGTCACTCAAGGCTTTTTGGTAGCCTTGCACCGGAGCGACTGCATAGGTCGCATTCGACGCGGTTGGCCCAAGGTAAGGCGGGCTGATTGAAATCACCGTATCGCTCGCGACATTCGCAAGCTCATACAGGCGCCCATCAGGGCCAATGAAGGCATCCCCAATCCGAGTATTTGCCGCGAAGGCAGTGTTTACGCCGGTCACGGTGCTTGAATTTTGGGTGACAGAAACCGTACCCAATCTGTGCCAGGGCATGGAAGCATCCTTTAAATTGATTAAGCGGCTTGTTTTGCGAAAACTGCCGGAAGGAAAAAAGCGAACGGATTTGATGCAGCAACAGTGATCGCGTAGAGCTTGTTGTTGGGAAAGTCCCACCAGCAGTAGAGGTTTCGGGGAATCCCACTGCCCGAAGTCATCGGCATGCCGAACGTGTTCAGGAGCATGAATTCGTTTTGTGGGAAGTCGAACGGAACCGAGTAATAGATGCGGGTGAGCCCTTGCGCATCGAGGTCATAGGTGACGTAGTTCCAGTTTTGGAAAGCCCGGGTGAACGTGGCATTTGGTGTTCCTGAATCGAACAGCAGTTTCCCAGCACCGTCCCACAAGCGCATTCCGTATTGAGCAACGGCCTGCGCCGCGAAGGCAGACACAAAATATCTTCCGTTGGGCTGAGCTGTGAGCGCGTTGTAGGCCCGAACATAGAACCCGGTCCAGTTGCCAGCCGATCCGATCAGCCTCATCTGACACAAGCCCGCAACCGCATTGACAGTATCAGGACGCACAAATACCAGCGGAGGCTCCTGCGAAGTCACTGGCTGTGCGAAATACGTCGTTGAGCCGAGCCCTCCCTCCTCCGTTGGTGCAAACCTCCCCGAAGAGATCACCATCAACCGAGCGAACTCGGAATCGAGCGTGATCACATTGTTGTTATTGCTGAACTCAAGACCATAAGCCATCAGCCCCACCTCATTACGATAAGGCGCATTGTTCCAGACGAAACGTTGCTGGCTGCATAGGTGCGCGTGTGGTTGTAAACCCGAGCTACACCGTCGAGCATTTCAGTCTCAAACTGCATTTGGTTGACGTTGTACGCACCGTTCGGAATCACGATGGCTGTTCCGTTGCTAGGCCCAACACCAGGGACAGAGAAGTCCTGACTGCTTTTCGGGCCGACTGGAAAAGTTACCAGTGTCGACAGCACAACTCGAATCGTGAAAGAGTTTTCGTCTAACTGGAGCGCCCCGTCGGCGCCCCAGATTCGCATCCCGTGAGCCATTGATTACCCCAGATAGCCCAAACGGACTCGCAGCACGTTGTTAGCGTCGTAGACAGAGACGTTCAGCGAGTTGATCACCAATCGTCCTTGGCCTGGCACGATGCCGTTGATTTCGAGGGTGCCGTCTTTGTTGAGAATCCAGCCTTGTTGGCCGGCGATGTAGTTGGTCGAGCTGATATAGCTCCCGATCTTAGCGTTGGTGATCGTTCCGTCAGCGATGAACGCTGAGTTCATGAACACCTGTCCACCCTGCACCGCAAACGGAACCGAGATGGCGCCGCCTGCAATGGTGTTGACGATGGCGAATCGATCCGCAGCAACCAGAAACTGGCTTTGCAAGCCTGCGCCAGTGTTCTCGATCCCAAGGCCAATGCCAGCAGCGACGTACTGTCCGTTTGCCGTGACCTGCATCTTCACCGACCACATAGTCATCAGCTTGCCGGCCGTATCCGCGTAGGCGGTGGACGTCTGCTGAATGGCCGCTGAGTTCTGATCAACCGAAACATTCAGCTGGTCAATTTTCGTCGCCGTTGCCGAAGCGTTGGTGGCCACCACCTGTTCAAGCTGGGTGATGTTGGCTTCGTTCGCGGCGATCTTTGCATCGAACGTGGTGATGCGCTGGGCGGTGGCTTCGTTTTCAGACGCCCTGACCTTGCTTTCAGTCGCTATCGACGCCGTGCTCGTCCAGCCCTTCATTGCGTCGGTAAGATCGCCAACCCCGTCATCCTCTCGATACGCCGCACGCAGAGTCTGCGTAGCCGATGCCTGCGCGGTGACAACCCCATCGAGTTCGATGATCTCGGCGGTGTTGGTCGCCACCTGCTGAGCAAGGCCATTCGCGGTTTCTACGGTCTGACCAACATCGAGCCAGTACGCAGGGTTTGGTGGTGGAGTTTCGACCGGTACTGGACCTGTCGCCTGATAGATGCGCTTGCCCTGCACCACCAGGTCATACTCTTCGTAGGTGGCTTCTGGGTCGTAGCCTTTCAGTCCATCGAGCGCGTCAATCTGCGCCTGCAAGCCTGGGATCTTCTCGATTTCTGCCAGAAGGTCCTCACCGAGTTCTGTCTCGGTGATCTGTCCCGCGATCATTTCCAGAATGGCGGCTGCATCAGAACTGGATTGCCCCTGAACGCCGAGGCCGATCGGATACCACGGACCGATGTTTCCGATCTTGTCGACGATGCGTCCCCAGAAATAGAAGTTCACGCCGGCGCGCAGGCCGAGCATGGAGAAGTCACTCTGCGGATAGGCCAAGTCAGTCAGCTTGGTTGCCGCTTCCAGCGAGGTCGTTGGCCCGTACCAGATCTCCGTGCGCTGACTGTCCTCGGCACCAGCAGGGAACCCCCACTTCAGGTAGATACCGAACAGCAGCGGAGTTGCGGTCAGGAACGCCAAGGCCGGCGGCAGACCCTGCTTCCCGCTGAGGTTCGTCAGGATTGAGTTGCGCCATGGCGAAGTGATGTCGAACGCGCTCACCGCACGCACCCGCGCCACGTAGGCACCGGCATAGATACCGACCACGTCTACGTTGGTCAAACCTGTGCGCTGTAGTTTGATCCAGTTTCCGCTGTCCTTGCGCCATTCCACGTCGTAACCGACCGCGCCGTCCACGGCCGGCCAGCTTATGGTCATGGTGGCCACGGCCAGACCCTGCACGATCGACGACGTCGACGACAGTGTCACGCTCGCCGGCGCTGGAACAACGGTGATCGGGATGACGCTGATCGGCCGCTCTTCCAAGCGGGCGCCGGTATCGATGTAGGCGAACTTGCTCGGCTCAAATTGCAACGCACTGATTTCGTAGTCGCCTTCAGTCGTGCGTTTGGTGCGCAGCACGCGGTACAGCGGGATTGCCAAATCATCGGCGTCAAGCGCCCATTGCAGTTGCGCAACCGGTGGTTCGCTATAGGCAACTGTGACGGTCACGGCACGACCGTTGACGCTCTGCACGGTACGCCCTTCGGCACGGCCGCCGGGCAGGTTGATGATCAGTCGATCGCCGGCTTTGGCCTGGGTGTCACGATCGAGCGTAATCACCCGCCCCGCCACTCCCGAGATCCGGCCGCCGACTTCACGACCAGCGAGCAGCGAATCGGCAACCGGGATGATATGGCCAGGCAGCGGAATCACGCCTTCCATGCCGGTCTTGAACGACACAGTGCGATCTTGGTTGTTGCTCAAGATCGCCCACTTGCCACGGCGCTGGGCTTCAGATGCGCGTGTGCAGCCAATGGCACTCAGCTCAGTCGGCCGATCACCATAGCGGCGCTGGAGATCGAGGTCAGCAAACGGGATGACGTCTGTGTCGTAGTTGTTCGCCGGGTTGTCGTAGCTGACCAGCGCCCGGGTGTAACGGGTCTTCGCCGAGGCGCTGCCATAGGAGAACTTGCCGTCGATTACATTGGCACGGGTGAAGACGTAGTCGAAGTCCTGCGCTCGCGGCATGTCCGCCTGCATCACCAATTGGCCCTGCGCCCAATAAGTCATGCCCCGGTAAATCGCCGAGATATCACGCAGCAGCGACCAGGCATCAGCCTTCCCCTGCAGGTTCATGTCGCAGAGAAACCGTGGTTCCTGCCCGCCTAATCCGTTGGGCACCAGCTGGTCGCAGTAT